GCGTTTTGTTTTTACGAATTTGTGCCCTGCGTAACAGCACCATTCACGGTGAAAGTTGCAGAGAAAGAGGAGTTATCCGCAACTGGTGTGTTTAGGTTCAGCGCGGTGATGTACCCGCTACCCTGCCAGTAGGTATCGCCAGTTTCCGAGGTTGCGAATTTTAGCAATAGCAGCGTCCCGTTATCGAACGCCGTGAACATCTCGGAAAACTTTTTGTTTGCCGTATCGAACGAAAACAAACCGTCTGTTGAAAGCGTTGCAGATTTTCTCCCGACCTCAGTAGTTGCCCACCCGCCACCAGGTGCATCTTTCGTGAGTGTTTCCCTCGTTTCCCGTGTTAAGTCGAGTGTACAAGAAGTTGCATGCCCAATTGCAACGCCGCCCATATAGATGCGGAGGTCAGTTCCATTTACTATACCAGTAGTTGCCATTTTTTTTTATTTAAGAGTTCGGTTAATCTTTGGTTTTTTGCTATTCACCGGAGCCCCGTAAAAGTTGTTCACTTCTATTTTTTGCGGCTCCTGCTGTTTTTCTTTTTGCGGTATCGGATCAATCCTTTCCTGGCTTTCGTGTTTTCGTGCCACCTGCAACGCGATTAAGGCATTTGCGTAGTTTATTTCAGCATCTACCAAATTGCCGGGCTGCCATTGCTCGTACGGGATAAGGATTTCGATTATCATAGGCTGTATCGTCTTTGCAGTCGGTTATGTTGTCGCTCAAAGTCTTTTTTAATAATTTCCAATACTTGTGGTTTTTCTAATAACGGCTCTAAGATGTATTGCCGATATTTCCAGGCTTTGCCAAAAATCATCGAAGCATAATAGCCGGATGCGTCGTTTACTCCTTTACCGTATGCGTTTAGGCTTTTGCGCAATACCCTTGGCCCCACTTCGTAGTCGTTACGACGCGTAAAATAGTATTTAGTAGATCGCAGCAAATTGCCTTTATATATGCGCACTTTCCGTCGGTTTGTACCACTTCCCATATACGCATAATGGTAGCTTTCTCCGTATTCGCGATCATCGTACTGACTTCTGGGATAATTTTCTTTTCTGGCTAAACGAGCAACAGCAGCAGCCCCGCCTCGCAAAACCAGCTTTATATTTGCAGGGTTGTCGAAACTGCCAACGTACCCCTGCAATGCCGCTTCAAGCTGCCGACGGTTGGTCATGTACATGCCATTTCGTCTGCCGCCCATCCCCTCGAGCTGACTAAAATATCCCATCCCTACCGCTTTTGCCTAAGTGAGTAAGCCTGCATTACCGCAAATACGTGTTCGTCGGCATTCATTTGCCCCGATTGCTGGTCTTTAAAAATAATGCTATCTACCGAAATGCCGTTAACTGTGCCCGAATAGCGATCTAACGCTGTGCGGCACGCAGCAGCAATATCCTGGGCACTTGTGTATGTTTTGGCGTATGCCATTACGGCAAAATCTACCATATCGAGCTTTGAAACCCCGTCCTTTGTGTCGCTCGGTGCAGTGCCTTCGATTTGGTACGCCACAAAAGGAAAGGCAGTGTCCTGCGTTGCAATATCTGGGTAAATGCGGGTAGAGACCAAAGCGGAAACCCCTGCATTGGCCGACAAAATCCCGTATATGGCTTTCCCTGCACTCATATAAATGCCCCTGTACCGATTTGCTGACAGCGTAGCGTAATAAATTGCTTATCCTGGCTTACAGCCGTTCCTTCAATATCCCACGTCCTGCCATCGAAAATTACCCGTACACGTTCTGTAATTGCCCGTGCCCGGATGGTAAAATTTACTTTTGCCTGCCACGTTTGACGGTCTGATCTTTCGGCTTCAATTCCTTCGGTTCCCAGATATTGCACTTTTGCCCAAAGGGTAGCGACAGCGGAGTAAGTTTGAATACGTTCTCCAAAGGTGTTTGTTGTTTCGGTGTACGTCTGCAACTGAATGCGCCTGTCCATCTCGCCTATCGTGTCGTACTTTGCTTTTGCCATTACCTCAGTTGTTTAGCGGAAATAGTTTATCCGGTATTTGTCAAATAGGTGCATGGCAGCGGTCGGGAGTACAAAAACGCTGTCCTGTCGGTTTGCGTAGCTTTCGGCAATGGTTTTCAGCATACCGAGTTTTATTGCAGCGGGTACGGCAGCGGCATTGGCAAATCCGGCCTGATACGTAACTTTTACCCCGGCTCCCTGTATCGTCACTTCCGGGAATGTCATGTTCTCGATACGCAGCACAAGAGGAGGTTTTTCAGACGGATGCAGCGTATAAAACGACGTATCCAGCAGGGTAGAAGTGCCTCCCGGTGGCGTGTAGTAGATGTGCGTCAGGCTGATAATTGGGCTAATTGAAAGCCGCAATCCGTACGGGTAAAATCCGTCGTAGTATTCCTCTATCGTTTGCGGCAAAAGTGCCATTTGCAGGTACTTTTCCGCGCTTTCTCTGGCAGCACTGATAAGTAGCGTAATAAGGGTATCGTCAGCCGAATCGTCAACTTTCAGCCAGGCTTTTACATCGGAAAGCGTTAGCGGTTCGGATGCGGGCCCCGTGATTACCTTATATGTGCCAGATTCGTACATAGACAAAGAGTTGGGAAGGGCCTAAACCCCTCCCGTACTTATGGTGAAGATGATTACGGTTTTCCAAGCATCAATTTGATGGCAGCACTTTGGATTAACTGTCCGTCAACACGAAGCCAGCCTAAGAAGCCATCTTCCAGGTAGTCGGCGTAGCGTTCTTGCAAGCGGATAAGTTCAAAGTCTTTAACGTAACGGATCACGTATTTCGACCAGTCCCCGAATGCGGCAATCTTTTTGGATGCACCAAGTGACGGGAAAGCCTGGTTGATCACGTACGGATACCCCAAAATCCGGTCAGGCTGTCCTGGTGCAAACGAAGGCTGCCAGATTGGTTCGTCGTCGGTTGTGCCAAAGTCGAGTTTTCGGATAAGTGCCAACGTGTTGTCGTTGAACATGAAAGCGACATTCGGGCCATTGCGATAAGCAGGGTCAACGGAATGCACCAGGTCAATGAATTCTTTTTTATCCAGTGCCGTATTGGATGCGGTCGTTTTGCCAGTGCCAGCACCGTAGGTTGCGTCCAAAATACCTTTTGGCTTACCGGAGCCGTTGCCATCGGTGAAAGCGTTGTTTAGCGCACGACCGGAGCTTTCACCAAAGAAGTTTGCAAGGTACTCAGCGACAAAATTCACATCCTCGTCCTGGATAAATTCCCAGGTAAGGTTCGCAATGTCGCTCCAAAGATGAGCGGAAAACTGCTTTCGGGTGAAGGTAAATTTCCGGGAAGTAAGTCCAGCGGCGCGCGGTTCTGCCTGCCATGCGCCAGTTTCGGCAGTATCGTCAATGCCAGGCCAGTTCATTGTCCCGCCACGTGGTGAGCGGATAATGCGGCCTGCCTGCAACATCCCGCCAAAGGCTTTTTGGGTAACTTCGAGTTCCCTCATAAATTCCTCCGGGATCACATACGCACCATCGCTTTGCGTAGAAGTTACGGCACGGGTAACGTCATCGGCTGCGATGCGGCGTTTTGCCTCCGCGTTGGTCATCGGGGCTTCCGTAATCAGGCGCGTAAAAAATGCCCGGTAAGCGGCTTTTGGGTCTTGTTGCTTCGAAGCACCAGGCAAAACAGGAGCCGGGGTTTCGTCAACCCGATTCATTTCCGTAGAGCGGTCTGCAAAGATGCGCACGCGCTCGAGTTCGGAGGTAAACGCCCGGAAATCTTCGTCGGCTTTGTTCCACTGCGCATCTTCGTCGGAAGTCATTGCCCGGTTTTCGTCTTTTGCGCGCTTTAGCAGGTCTTGCATCTGGTAATGCACCCTGGCGCGCTGTTCGAGAATTTCTTTTTCAGTTCTCATTTTGATAAATTCATTAAGTGGGTTAAGCGGCGCAAATGATCTTCGCGCCAGGATTCTTTTTCTATTTTTTCCCTTTCGGCCTTTTCGGCATCTTGGGTTTTGGCTTGTTGCCCATCGGTATAGAATTTAGTTGCATGCTCCAAAAGTTGCCGATAGCTGTACTTTTCTGGATTTTGCACTGGCAGGGCTGTTTCGTAGTCCTCGATTTCGATAATTAGCCCCATTTCCAACGCGTCTTTTGCGGTCATCCAGTGATCGGCATAATCGTCGTAAAATTTGCCTCTGATTTCGTCTTCGCTCATGCCTGTTGCAGCGGCGAAGGTCGAAATTGCGCTTTGGTCAAATTTATCCAGCATATCGGCAGCAGCCCGCATATCCTTTGCGGTTCCAAAGGCAAAGCCTCCGGTGGCGTGAATCATTAGTTTGCTGTTTATGCTTGCATGGCGATTTTTTGCAGCAGCCCAAATGTCAAAGGCCATCGAGGCGGCAATACCGTCAACGTAAGTATGTATTTCGGCTTTGCTATTGCGTATTGCTGTGATTATCGGGTCTCCGTGCATCACCGAGCCACCAGGGGAATTTATTCGGATGTTGATACGTGCGGTTTGCTTTTCCAGTTCCCGAATTGCTTTTACCACGGCTTTATCCGTTATGTCTTCCTCGGGGTCTTCTCCATAAAACGGGTCGGCCTTTTGGCCTATATACCCATATAGGTAGAGTTCGCCCGTGTTGCCTTCTTTGTCGTAGTATGCCCGAAAGTATTTATCCTGGATTTGCATTGGTATCGGTTTGCGAGTTGCCAAATAAAGAAAGCTGATCGCCTGGATTTGCCGGGTTGACCATGTTTAGCGGAATATAATAGTCCTGCCCGGTTCCATCCGCTATCGGGTTGAGACCTTCCTCCGCTCTTGCTTCGTCCCGGTTGATAATTCCCCATTTCATTAGCGCATCTATCCGCTTTGCCCTGGCTTCGCTGTCGGCACGTAGCAAGGATGCAAGGTCTATCCTTATTTCGTAATTGTCCTGCTCTGCGTTGCTCAACAGTTTGCGGGAAAATTCGGCCTGGATGTTTTGGCATAACGGATAAAGCGTATAGGTGCGGAAGGATATGCCGAGTTCTTCGATGTTGTTAAACGTTGCGCGTTCCAAATCTTCCAGCAGGTATTGCGGTACGCCCGTTATGCGGCTAACGTCGGTAACGGTGAAACGCTTTGCGCTTTCTATGCCTGCCTCAATAGGGGATAAGCCTATTTTGGTGTACGTTGCGCCTTGCTCTAAAATTGCCGTACTTCCTGCATTTGCTGTGCCGCCATAGCTTTCTTTCCAGCTTTTTTTCATGCGGGAGTAACTTTCTGCATCCAGTTTTTGAGGCACGGTAACAGCTCCCGATAACATTGCGCCATTGCGGTAAAAGTTGGAGACAAAATCCATGCTGGAAATGGCGGTTCCGAACGTCTCGCGGAAAGTATCCATTATCGAAATGCCGGAAATGCCGTTCCAGGATAGGCCTGAGACGTGCAGCATATTTTCAGCGGGGATACGAATTTCCCTTTTGTCGTCTATTTTGTAGCGGTACGTGACGTTTCCGGCATCCGTTTCGTTTATTTTGATTCTGCCGGGTTCTGGATCAAGAATGCGGATAGATGCAGGACGACCGTCGCCACGTCGGAGGATTTGGCCGTAAAAGTTGTTGTACATCACCAGGTGTAGCACCAGGGTTTGCATAAAATCAAACTTGGTGCATAGCTGAGAAGGCGATTTTGCGATCAATCGGGAAATTGGATGGTTGCGGAGCTTAAAGGCACTGTCGTCCGTGACTTCGTAAACATCTATGGGAAGAGATGCGATAACGCCGGAAAGGATTTGGACAGCACGCCAAAAGGCTGTAATGCCTAAAATACTTTCTTTGTCTATGCTTGCACCCGATTTTGAGCGGGAAAGGCTGCCTAATGTGGCTTCCGTAAGGGATACCGAGGGGTTTTCCAAGCTTTGTTTTACTGCATTTTGAACGATTTGGG